GCCCTATATTCAAAGAATACTTACTATTTACTGTTTCACTGAGTCCTGTCACGGTATTCTGATGGTGGTCTTAACTTGTGTTGTCATTCTCTGTCTTTGACTTTAGTTACCCTATGTTGTCAAAGTCACTGCTTTCCTCCAGGTCGAGTGCATTTACCTCAATCCTCAGGGATTCTGGGTCTCTGCATATGCATCTAAAGAGCTGTCTGAAATAGTTTTCATTTTTTCTGGAACATACCCCTTCTTCTAGTGCTTTCCTTATCTCCTTTCTTGTAGCTCTAGAGATTAGGCACTCAATGAATTCGTCCATTAGAGGGTGTGACACCATGGCTAGATCAGATACTTCCTTATGGTGAGCTGGACCAAATAGATCAATATCTGTGAAATCAAATGTTTCTGTTGTGTATGCCTGCTCAATGTCAACTGCAATGTCTTTTGCCACCTCCTCAAAACTCTGCTTAGTCATATCATCTATCATTATATCTATCACTGAGTTTATGTCAAAGACCTGTGGTGCATCAACAGATCCCGGAATTAGCTGAAAGATACTTCCAACTTTTGATCTCAGAGATGATTCTGTGCAAGTACGTATGATCTGTTTTAAACGTGGGCTATCTATGTGTGGCCTTGACCTGGTCCCTTCTGCCAAATCCAAAATCATCCCGAGATAAGTAACTGGTAGAGATTCACACTTTAGCCAGCTTGAGCTTGGCTCTCGGCAAAAGAGTTCCGAAGCCTGTATGACACCAGGATCTGTAGATCTGGTAACTGCCACAGGGTTGAGATCATTGTCTCCAGCTGAGTAGGATAAGATGTGCATGTCTCTTCCTCCTTGTCTTATGTAAAGATTTACCACATTTCTTCGAACTTTTAACCTTATGTCAGACTCTTTTATCTGGTCAATCTGCGACATATTACTTCTGATCACATAAACAGGAGCACCAAAAGGCTTGTCTACTCCAGCTGGTCTATACTCGAAAAGCCAGAATCTTAGTCTTGTCCTAGATGACTTTTTTGACACATCAACATTATTCACAACTCCAACATCATCTGACCACAATCTGATGGCACCACAGATATCCCATATAGAAGTTTTCTCAGTTATTGTTACAGATGTTATGTGTGGCGGTAGGCCCTTCTCATTGTAAATGTCAATCTGAACTTGGTGACCATCCATAAAACCTCTCCATGACCCTGTTCCATAGTAGCTCACCCTTCCATTTGTTACCTCGCTTTTCTGAGGTAGTATAAACCCTCCGATGATCCCAGCTCCCACATTCTCTATGAGATCTGCAGTTCCGTCTGGATTGTTCACCCAATGCTGAATAATCCCAAGCAAATTTGATTTTGTTTTCCGATCTGACTCTCTAATTCCAACATCAGGTAGATCCCTCATGACTTTTTCTATATAATCTCTCTTAGTATCGTCAGTGTATGGTCCTTGCAATATTGCATACATGAAGTGTTTCATTACCCCAGATACATTAGATCTGTCAGTCCCTTCTGAGTCTTCAATTCCTTTCAGATAACCACACCGGGCAAAGTTATCTCGAATAACTATTGAAATCTTGCTGATCCCTGATCTCTTCTTGACTGGAGCACCAGTTATCTTCACAGCTCTCGGCCTACTCTCCATTCTAGCAAAGAAATTCCTAATTTGCACATGGTTTGAAAAGGGTGAAAGGTCAAGAGTCTGATCTGGAGTGTCCCTTAGCCATGTCACTATTGTCTTGAGCTTATCCCACTCCAAATTGAATGTTGTTGACCCAATTCTACATTTTTGTGTTCCAAACCATTTGTCTGATACTAGCTTCTCAGCCTCTACTTTAAGAGTGTTGTGCTGATCAAATATTATAACCCTGGTCTGAGTGGCTTCCTTCTGGCTAGTCCTAGGCACAAAGTCAATTTTCCCTTTATTAAAGACTATTAAATCTAGCTGTTGCAATTCTTCAATGTTTGGGAATAAGAATATCAGGTCCTCATCTGAGATATCTCCGTAGCCACTGAAGTTCTTATAAAGAGCAAGCTTGTGTAAAAGACTATACTTTGATGTGTCAAAGAACCTGTACTCTGGCCTCCCAGCATCCTCAAAGATTGCAGCTGATAGAAAGTATACTGCTGATGCCATGACCTTTGCAACAGCATTACCAGAGGATAAAGAAGAGACAACACCTGGGCTATGCACTTTCTCAGCAATTCTTAGTAAAATTTCATCACCAGTTTGTGGTGCTCGATAAAGAACAGAAGGATTGCTGTTTATCTTGTCCACCCAATCATATGGAATATTGAGCCTGTCTCTCAGCTTGTAAAACTTCTGTCTAGAACCCCACTTGAGAGATGAACTGAGTATTATAGCACCACCAGGACTGACGCTACAGGTCTCTGGCTCGACGCCAATAATCTCACTGTCTGATTCACTACCTTTTACCCTCTTTAAGAAATAAGCATAAATCTTCTGAAGATTTGTCTTTGTTATTGCCTTGTAAAGATTGTATCTGAACCCACCCAGGCCAGTAGCATAAGGATTGTCAAATAAAAAGAATCCAATACCTGGATCCTTCCATCTTTTAACAGCCTCCCTGTATTCATAGAATAGCTCTGAAACTCCCATCCCCATTAGCATATAATGAATAGTACATTGTGCGTGCTGAACACAACTTGCTAGAGAAAAGGACCCACCTCCCTCTGTCACAGCTGTTAGAAGATTGGCTGCTTCCTCTTGCCTTGCCACCAGGGTCTCCACCTCTGGGAGACTACAGCTAGCTGATATCCATCTTATTGTCGGCCTAACATGCTGTGAGTGGAAGTAAAATTCTGAGTTGTACTCCATTACAAAATCAGTATTTGAGGTTGACTTTTCTGAAGGATATATTCCAATATATACGCCAAGCATCTTTTTTATTCTGAACGATAGGGCAGCAGCAACTTTACACCGTGCAATCAATTTCTCATCCTGTGCAGGGAAGCTTATCATCATACTACTGTCATCTGATCCTTGCATCATGTCACACACCATCTTATACGACATCTCTGGATGAACCTTTGAGTTGAAGATCTTAAAAGTTAGAGACCTTATAAATTCCTGATGAATAGTGTGTAATAATGAAGATGTGAAATGTAGAATTCCTTGCATCATTCCTGTCTTTGTCTTCAAATATGTTCTCCCAGAATCCAACCATGGGACCTTAATTTCACCATGATATGCTCTGAACAAAGTTGTTGCAAACTCATCACTTGTTTTTAACTCTTTATGACCATCCAAAATCTTAATAAAATTCAGATTCATCATCATTTTCTTACTTGTGAACATAGAACAACCTCTTGTTATTATTGGCCACCATTTTGGATGAGTGAATTCTCTTAACATCAGTGCAAACTTGGACACAAAGTGTCCCTGATTCCACTTCCTGGCATCATCTGACGTTGAACATGTCCATACTGATCCCTCACAGTGCTTTCTTGCTCTAACTCCATGACTTTCTGGTATCTTGGTCTTATTTGCTGGATTGCACAATGTATCTGATGGGAAGAATTTTCCAATGCTCCTGGCTATAGTCTCCACTAAGCTCTGAACAATTCTTTCCTCAGCACCCATAACATAAATCTCCCTTAGGCCACCATGCTGTTGTTTTTTAAATAAACAAATGTGCATTGATCCTCTTCTTTCTATGATGTTCATACACTCCTCGAACTTTTGAATGGCAAGTGAATTCCCTTCAGAAGCAAAGTGTGACATTTTCACTAATAGCTTGTCTCTAGTGTAATTCTTGTCCTTAACATCTTTATACACATACCAGTTCTCATTAAAATTGCTTGTTGCTTTGAGAGTTGCGAGTCTCTCAATGGTGACCTGGGAGACTTCTCTAGTTATTTGCTCATCAATTAAATCCATAAAGTTCTGTCCATGCATTCTTGATAGCAATTGCTTTCCATGTTGTACACACTGGAGTAAGTAGCTCCTGCTAAATTCATGCATCTTGGGTTCTTCTGGATCATCAGAACCCAAAAACCTGTCATCTTCTGGACATAAGTGCTCAAGTTCAATTATTTTCTTGTACATTTTAGAGAGAACAGATGGTTCAGTCTCTTCTTCTTTATTCTTAAAATAGCCATTATAGCAGCAATTGATCATAGGTTGAATATCCCTTATTGAGCTCTGGGTAAAGGGATTGAACAGGTGATTCCATGTTATTTGTCCACCTTTCTTTGATAATGTGAAAGGCTGAGCTGCAATCCTCCTCATTGACATGAAGATCTTATTGATTAACATAACTTGCAGCTCACTTCTCAGAACATATGGAAGCTTTGATATCATTTTATGTGGCTTTGGAATTTCAGGTTGTGAAACAAACCCCTCCATTATGATATATCTGGTGAAAGTTTGCAACTCCTCAGTTGCTGTTTTGTCCTCGAGCAAGGTCATCATGGATAGCTTTGTCATGTAGGATACTTCTTTGGCTGAGCAACTCCTGTCATTAGACAGCACAGCACAAGATGTCCACGGGGTGAATGAGTAGACCTCTGCCCAAAAACACAAGGCTGTGTAAACAAGGGAATTTGTCTTGCATAAGTTAGTGAGTTTACTGAGTTTATAGGAAACAAAGTCAGTCACCAGCAAGTCACCAGAGTCAATGTAACTCTTAAACACCGTCCCATAGTCTAGGTCAGAATGCCATAGAGACTTGTCTAATGCAAAAGACACAAATATGTGTCCTTTTGATGAAGTTGGCTTTATTAGCAGATAAATTCCTGAGTCCAGGAGTCTCTTCACAATGAAGTGTCTTGGCTTTACGTGCTGTTTTACTGAAGCAGACAACTCAGCTCCTATTAAGCTAACCATCTGTGTCCAAGAACCCAAAGCACTCTGCATATAATTAATATGGTTTCTTAAGAACTCATTCTCTCCAGCTTCTGACATAAGTCTTGGTTGGTGAATTGAAATTGCTTCCTTCCTAAGTTCCAGATCAGAAATTAGTGGGCAATAAAGTTCATCATTTTGATTATAGATGGACTTATCTGTTGATGTTAGAAAAGACTCCAGACTTGTTGTATCGTGGTCAATAGAAAATGCTTTCTTGCTCCTAGCTCTATTCTCCTCAACCATGACATCATTTCTATGACTCTTTCCCCCGACTCCAAAGCACGACAAGTAAAGCTCTTCCTCATTGCTTAGATTTATCCTCACTCTATGATATTTATTTCTCTCATCAGGCCTGCTCATCTGATCTGACATTGCAAACTCTAGCTCAGCCTCAGGATCATCATGCATTCTCTCTATTTCTTCCATAATAGCACTTCTGACTACTTTTTCCCAAACCTTTGACATTGGATGATTTCCAGAGACAGAAAGCTTCTGCAGACTGCTGAGACCTTTGCCTTTATCTCCTGGATAAGACACCCAGGGAGGGATTTGAGCAGTCGACTTATGATCTGTAGTATCTCTAAGAAAATCAGATTTGTTATACTCTTCTACAAATTCTACAATCTTTGACTCACACTGGTCACTATTTTTAGATAGGCGTGCCTCAGATGACAAGTTATCATTCAGAAAGGATGACTCTAGGAGATCCTCATGACATTTTGATAAGGACTTTGAAATAATTCTGGATATATACTCAGAATCAAGAGGTTTTGACTGGAAGTCCTCAAACATCTTCTTCTTAAACATGGGAAAAGAACTCTCTGTTTTCTCCCAATCCATGTCTATCAAAGAAAGTATGCCATTGATTTCCTTGTACTGCTTGCTCATTTCTGAGTCTTCAGATGATATCTCAGGACATTTCTTTAGAACTTCAGAAAACAGGTCAAGAGCCAGCCTATATCTATATGCAAGCTCATTCACATCTTCCTCTGTCAGTGTCAGATTACTCCACACACCATCCCTATGCACACTGATAACACCAAGACACAGGCTATTCATCACTGACCTGTTCTGGCAAGGAATCTCATACTTAGCAATCTTTGATAATGCAGCATTTCTAGATGCAGCCTCTCCAGCCCTGTTTGTGGTGAACTCTACCACATAGTATGTAGATCCTCCAATATCCACAATCAAATCAGGAGAGTGTCCATCAAAACCATCCCCTTTGATTGGAAATACTGAGCAAAACTGCTTGTCAGTGGTTGGTGTGAGATGACCAACAGTAACATCATGAACAAGATTGGAGAGCTTGACATCTTGTATAGTCATTGACTTCTGTAGTGTTGAGCCAACTGTTGAGATAGCAGAATGAGATGCGGGGTCAAGATCAATTCTAATGTAACCCCGACACCTTTCTATCTCAAAAGTAGGTAGTTCAAGATTATATAGGGTGCAGTCATAGTGCACAAGTTGCCTACAGTTGTAACCAGGATTCAAAGCTGGTTGATTGTCGATTATTTGATTCATAGTTGGGCGTCTTTGTG